TTTAGAAAAGACCACATAATAATCTCCATAAGTAGAATCACTACGAAAGATAGGTACATCAGCCAACATAAGAGGTCCAGAAATAATGCGCTTATCTTCGCTAACCACTTCAAAGCGTTGTTCGTTTTTAAAGGCATTCCAATTTTTTTGAATAGCAGGGCGGTCAACCAATGCAACGTAATCTACTTCTGCATTGTCATCCATATCCTCGCTAATATCTAATAAGTAAACAGGTAAGTCCATAATTCTAAATATTAAGTTTTTTAAATTGTTATCATTTAACCAAATCTTGCCCTTTGCTGAATAGCTGCAATTCTTTCTTGGTTACTCGTTACATCGCTTTCTACAACATAGCTTCTTATGGCTTGGTTACCTAAAGCGTTAATAGATTGGCTACTTATGTTTGTAGTAGCTGCTTGTGGTTGAGGCGGTGCAATAGGAGCGGAAGCATTAACATTTGGTGTTGCCATATTACCAGCTCCACTACTCGCAGCTCCGGGTACTTTTGTAGCTATTATATTTTTAACTGCACTAAAACCGGTAGCAGCAGCAAGAGCAACGGCAGGGATGGCAGCAGGGAATCCTAATTTAACACCGGCAGAAATACCTTGATAAGTATTAATTAAAGCAGCAGATATTGCAAGAGCCTTTCCTGCTGCGGTTTCTTTACCTAAAATATTACTAACTGCCATTAAAGCATCTGCGGTTTGTTGCGCTAAAGCTATTTTTTGTTCTGCGGTTAGCTTATCTATTTTAACACTTGCTTTAGATGCCTCTTCTTGTGTTTTGATAGCCTGTAAGGTATAGTTAGTGGTTGTAGCCATAACTTTCTTTTGAGCCTCTATTCTTTCGTTATCCTTTTTTTCTTGCTCATCTTTAGCCTTATCTTCTTCTTCTTTTTTATCTTTAGCTAATTGCTCTTGCGTAATTAAATTATCTTGTCTTGATAACTTTTGCCTATCTGCTCTTGCTTTTTCAATGTCATCTTGTAACTGCTTTTCATCTGCAATAGCTTTGTCTTTTCTTGCTTTAGCTTCTGCATCTATTTGCTTATTATAATCAGTAGATGATTTTTTTCTGCTTTCTAATAATTTTGCTTGTGAAGTAGCATCGATAACTTGCAACTCATTTTGTAGGTCTTTATACTTCTTAGCTTGTTCACCAAATAAAATACCCCTTTCGTTAGCAGCTTTTTTTAGGTCGTTTAATTCATTTTGTATCGATTGCTTTTTAAGTTCATCAATTTTACCTTGCTCAGCACCCTGCGCAGTTAGTAACTTAATTTGCCTTTCAATACCTTCATTAACTATTTTAGTTCCTGCTGCTGCTTTTGTATATGTTGCTTGTCTTGCTGCTTCCGCCCTTGTTGCTGCATTTGTTACACCAATTAAATCGGTAAAAGCATTAATAGTATTACCTATAAAAGATGCTAACTTACCAAGACCGGGAAACATATCAAGCACCGCCTTTTTTACCTTGTCAAAGTTTGCAACTACTAAACCTAAAACAACTGCTAATGCTCCAATACCTGTTGCTACAATAGCTCCACGCAAAGTAGAAAATGCTCCTACTACCTGCGTTTTAATAACTGTACCTAATTGTTTAAAGCTATCAATACTTTCCCCTACCGCTTGTAAGCCCTGCGATAAAGCCATAGCAGATTGTACTTTAAGAAGTGTCTTTTGTAGGTCCTCGTTCTCTTTACCAAATAAACCTACTGCACCCTGCAAAGCACTAAAGCCACCGGCTACACCACTAAGCGAAGATGTCAAAGCTTTAAACTTAGCATCTGGATTAAAGGCATCGATTAGGCTTTTAGCATCACCGATTTGGTCTTTAAGTTCTGCTGCTCTTTTTGCTGCTTCTACTGCTTCCTTACTACTTGCACCAAACTGCTCGGATAGTTTTGTTACTTCTGCCGTTGCCTCTCTTAGCTGAGATTTTAAAGAGCCTAAAGCTTGGTCTTGATTACCGCCTACTTTTATATTAAACGAAAGTTCATTAGTTTCTGCCATATCTTATATTGTTGGGTATTTTGTGTTTATCACTTTTAAAAATGATAATTTAGTAGTATTGTATTCCATTGGGTTAAAGTTCTCTATTTTATTAAGCCTAAATAAAACACCGTCAATATATACATACTTACTAAAATCTAAGTTAAAAATATCTACTATGTCAAGTAGCCCAAAGCAAGTTAATAGCTTACTGTCTTTATTTACAATTTCTGCAAGGTAAGGGCTATGGTATTCATTAAATATATTGTTTTCTGTAAAGTTAGCAGGTACAAACTGCACTTCTTTAGGCGCACCAAAATTTATATCGCTCGTTGAATTAATAGGGTCATCTAAGTGACCTGCATAACCATAGCTTGTGTATGTTCCTAAATTTGTAGTAGTATTCATAATGTTCCAAGAACCTACACCCGTGATTTTCTTAGTTTGCATTATGCGTATAATACTATCCATTCTATCTTCTGCGCTATTCGTGTTCGACTTTTTGTAAATAGCAGGAAATACTTTATCCTGTCCTGTTGCTTGATATAGTACAGAAGCAGCAAATATAACTTCTAAAGTATCGGTTTCTTTTACAAAATCAAACAATGTATCAAATATAAAATCGCCATATCCTTCGGTGTACTTCTTACGATAGTTTTCCGAATAGAAATCATTGTCTTGCTTAAATTTGTAATTATAATATCGAGCGTTTATTTCACTCATTGGCTTTATGCTGATAGGTTTTGCTCTATCTACCTTGTCGGTCCAATCTAAAGCGGTAGCCGATGAAGTAGGATAGAAATTGACATACGGGCTAATAACAAGCTCCTTATCATTAAACTTATTCTCATATACATATAAGTTAAACATTTTAACAATGCTCAAAAAGAAATCTCTTTGAAATATACCTTTAGGGATAGTATCATTTACTTTAATTGTTTCGCCTAAATTAACTTGTACTTGCGTAGGTGTGCTTGTAGTAACGCCTATCTCACCCATTGTAATATTCAGGATAATTCCATTCCCTTCTATAATAACTTGCATCGTGTCAGTATTAGCAAAGGTTACTCCACTAACTGTAAAGTCACAATTCATAAATGTGCTAACACTTGCATCGAAATTTTGTCTAGCTATTTCTGTGTTATTCTTTTTAAGCACTACCGCAAAACTTGGCAAAGCTGGATTAAAGTATGTTACATTACCTCTTAATAAAACATTAATATCCGTTGTAATTGTAGGAGCAGGGGTTACACCATAAGTAAACAACTGACCTAACCCGTCAAGTGTAAAGCTACCTGCCGTTACCATTGTATATTCTACAATGTCACTTAGGTTGGTATTAATTGTAATTAGCTTAGCTGCTGCGTTTAGGCTTGTATTATTTAGGGTTGTGATATTAGTTTGATTGTGCGGTATAATTAGCCTTTTAAATATATCCGTATCAAAAAATGAGCAATCAAATGTATATTCTGTTCCTGCAAATATCTTTTGTATATACTCCTTAACGTACAATGCAGGTCTAAATGTTGTATATTGGAAATCCTTTTTAGCTACTCCGTATTGTCCTGTACTAACATTGCCATAATCAATAAGTGGATAGTAATAACCAGAACCACCGGCATTATCCCAACTTGCACTAATATTAGCAACGCTATAAGTGTGGTTGTATGCGCTAAAATCTAAATCTTCTAAACGCTTATTACCTAACTGATTAATAAAACCGCCAAGCTCACCGAACACACTACATTGGTATTCGATAGTTTCTTTATCAATAACTATTTCCAAAATTCGTAAAGTGCCTTTAAATATCTGCACCTTATCAATAAAGATTTTACAATTAGCTTGTTTAGTTACGTTATAGTTATAACCAACATTTGGTAGTGCATCATAAGTTACGTTAGCGTTATTGAGTTCAAAAATGTAACCAAATATTAAGTTATTGTTTGCAGTTCCCGGTATGCTTATCGTTTTACTGTAAGAAGTATTGCGACTACCGAACTCACTTACATCATCAATGGCATAAGTAAACTCGGTAGATATGTCTTTTAATAAATCTATCTTCTGTTCCTCGATGTATATTTCAGTACTAATCATTATCTAAATTGGCTTGTTAAATACTTACCTACTTCAATCTCTATATCAAAGTTAAATAGTTTATCTGCACTTTCTAACTTGTACTCATAATTTGTTACAGTTATTGTAACAGGAAAATAAGCACCAAGTACTTCCATATAAACAATAGGACTCGATACGAGTTGAGCCAACCAACTATAATCTTGTTCGCTAACCCAATCAGAAGTAAGCTTATATTTATCTTTATGTTGTATAGCGTAGTTAAAAGTCGTTTCGTTATATCTGTTATATCCATCTATGTTTGTCATTTGCCCACCTACAAGCTGCCAATCGCTTCTCCTGTACGATGCCCTTTGATATTCGCTTGACCTTCTATTAACAAGAGCAAACTTTTTAGTATCCCAACCGCCTAATCTATTTAAGAACTCAAGATTAAATTGCTGGTATTTAGGATAGCACTTATGTCTTAGCTTAATAACCCTTGTTTGTGCTGCGCCTCTTTTTAAATAGAAATTATAGCCATAAGTATTTTCGTCTATAATTGTTCCACTTGCCCAATCGTTTATGTGTCCTGCTTGTAGGTTAAACATATTAAATTGACCGCTTAGAGTTATGTTACCCGATACTGTATTAGTAACTACATCGCCATCGCCTAATACCTCAACCCAAGCAGAATAACCGCCCGTTGCTATGCGTAGGAAGGTAATGTAAAAGTTATCTCCGTATTCAAGCGTAATCTCGTCTGTATCACGCTCAGTCAAAAAGTCATCTGTAAAGTTTTCTAATAGTAAATTGTCGTAATAGTCCGATAAAACTAAAGGTGTCTGGTTCTTTGTTAGGAACACATCAGCAAACAATGGTGGTACAAAGTTATAGGCTGAGTAGCTGCCAGATGCTAAGTTCGTTGTTGTTACACCGCTAACTTCTTCTCCTATCCTTACATCGTAATCTACTTTAATCTTATCGTTTGAAGCTACAAGTATTGAGTTGCCTGAAGGCTCAAAGTAGTTAGTCACAAAACTACGCACCATTGGTGATGCGTTAAATACTCCATAACTACCTTCCGCACTTGGAGAAGGAAATACTTTAGAACGTATTACCTGACTTCCGTTAATATAAACATCGTACACAAATTTAAAGTTTGTAGTTCCGCTATTAGTAGAACTTGATACGAACCAAAGATTATCGTGCATCGACGAATATGGTGCAGGACTACTTGTTATTGTTATTGCCATTCTCGTTTATTGTTTGCTTTATTTGTATTTGTACATCGCCACCTAATGCAAGTGCTATGTCTGCTATAAAATCTTTATTAAATGTTTCATTGACCGCTTTGTCAAAAAAGTATGTTGCTCTTAAACCATCTCTTTTAATTGCTCCGGAAATAGCATAAGCCAATGACTTTAAACTATTTGCTTGGCTAACTACATTAGATAGTTTTTTTCTTTTTCGTTGCGTTTTGGTTATAGTTACCTTTTCGTTTCTTGATGCGTTTGCGCTTTTGCGTAACCATAGCAACAAGTTAGTAGCCATCTTTTTATTAGGATACTTTGTTTTGTATGAGTATTCGCCTGAGTTTTGCTTTGGTCTTGCACCTTCACCGCCTACACCCTTGACCCCTTTGTTTACAAATCTAAAGTATTTGTCTTGTTCACTTCCCGGTTCATAACCAACGCTTAAAACGTAGCTTGTACCAAATTTTGTAATTATAGGTTGTGCTGGTTCTGCTAACTTGCCAGAACTAATAGAGCCTGTTTTTTGTAGGTTCGCACCTATTGCAGTATTAAAAGCTTGCCCATAAATCGCAAGGGTTTTTTCTAAAATAGGTAAATCTTGGGCATTAACTATACCAAAGCCCTTATCCCCTATCCTTTGAATAAAACCTGCCCTTAGTGCTTCTATTTGTGCTTTTGCTATTCCCACGCAAATAAATATATAGAACGGCTAAAAATAACTAACCCCACCAAATTGGCAGGGCTATTTTAGTTTCCTATGCTGCTCTTTATCGTAATCGGCTTTTGCCTTTAGATAGGATAGCGTATTTAAGAAGTGGATTGTTGTAAGTTCATAGCTTTCATTAACTGTGATATTTTCGCAGTCGGCAACAGATTTGGCGCAATACTGCCATCCAAAGTTTCGCATAAAATTTGAACCGCCCCTTGAGCTGCTTCCGGTGTCATCCCCTTCGTCATCATTTCTTGAATCAAATAACCCTTCGTAACTTCTATCCAATTTCTGTATACTTGATAAAAAAAAACAACCGAGTGATAAATATGTACAAAATTACAGGCTTGTATATCGGCTGCATATTCGCTATGCTTCGCAGCGTTATATTCATCATCTACCCATTTGCCGTACCAAGTTTTGCGTTGAGGCATTACCATTGAGGCTGCTAATTTATGCAGGTTGCTAATTAGGTCGGTACTAAATACCTTGCTTTCAATATATCTGGCTGCCTTCATTTGTTGCACATCGTAGACAAAGCGGTATCGTTTGCCGTTTACTTGCGTATACTTAACAGGCTTACCTTCTATTTTGTCATCTAAAAAGTTAAGCGTTCCCCTTAAGTTATTAAACTGTTGAATAGTTAGGCTATCTATCTGCGTGTCGGTTAGGTTGTAGATTATACCTACAAGCTTACTTTCCACGTCTAAGTTAGTCCAATCCTTTTCAGGCTTAGTAACTATTGGGTAGATTTGTTGGTACTGCCAAACTGTTAATTCGTTCCAAGTCATTTGCGTAGTTTTAACATTAGCTCATAAGCAAGATGCCCACCTAAGTAGCATAACGCTGCCAAAGGTAAGCAAATTGCAAAGAAGTATAATATTTTTATTATTTTAATGATACGGCTACTGATGTTGTGCTACTCTTAGCAGGTGGGTAAACTCTTGTGACTTCTCCGGTAACTCCGTTTATAATGTCAAGCCCTTGATGCGGTACTTTTTTAAGGAACTCTTCCATATCCTTTTTGGCTTTGGCTGAGCTATTGTATTCGGTCATTATCTCTTCATATGCAGGGCTTTCGCATTTGGTGTAGTCGTACTTTACACCAACCTCTCTTACGTTAAATTTGGCACTCATATACTCAAACTCCTTGCCATTCTGTACGGCTGCGTTTAATACTGCATCTTTATAGTCCTTATTATTCTTTAGGGTTTCAAGCATATCTTCTAAGGCTTTTACTTGTAGATGCGTTTTAAGTGGGTCTAACTCGCCATTATTTAGGCGTTCTATTACTTGGTGAGTAAACTCTACCCTTTGTTCCTTTGTCGTTTCAAATATGTGCTGAAGTTCCATTTTTTAAATTGTTTCTGGTTTGTAATTATCTATATCAAAAAAGCCTACTTTTGACTTATGTTCTTCTCGTCTTAATCTGCGCTTGGCAGGTTCGTAGCCTTTCTCTTTGCAATAGGTTAGTATTTCTAAGTATGTCGCATCGATATTATTCATAATTATGCTGATAGGTTCGGTTGCGTGATACTTGTCGATGTATTCTTTGCTTAATCGGGTCATTGTTTTGTTTTAGTGTATAATCGGTTAGGGCTGCCATTACAAAGCCTGTTGCAATAAGCAGTAAGCATATAGCGTAAATCATTTCGAGTAGATGTCTTGGAGTTGTCCAATAAGGTAACAAGCTACTAAAAATACGGCTAAAAGTTGTGCGGTTTCTTTTTTCATTTTGTTTAGGTTTTGTGGTTAAATTGTGCGTTGGTCAGTCGCACCCCTGTTTTATTTTAAGCGTACCAACTAGAGTATACGCCAGATTCTTGATTGTGATACTCAACAAAACATCCGTGTTCTGCTTTGATGTAGTATTGTATATTGCCATTGTAATTTACTAAAATATTTACTTTTTTCAAAATTGGCTCACCGATAAAATCGTCTTGGATTGGTTTTACATTTGATGACATAAAGCCCTCTGTTCCCTCTACATAGCATTTGCCTATTCTGTTAATCATTATTGATTTAGCTTTTACCTCTACTATCTGGTAAAAATCGATGTTTGTTTGGTCATATCCCCAGCTATTATAAATTACATCGCCTACCTTATAATTGTGCTGCATATTCTGTTGAGCCTCTTTTTTCTTAGCTTTCCTTTCGTTTTCAGCGTTTACGTTAATTTCTACCTTGTTAATCCACTCGGTGCAAAATTCCATCATACGTTCAACACTTCTAAATCTGTAATTGAATAATGGGTTAGGTATTCTTGCTCTGCTTACTTTTCTTACGCATTCACCTGTAATGATAGGCTCATTTTTTAATTTTAAAACGTAACCTAAACTTTCGTACTTTTTAATTAAATTTTCCATTTGTGTGTTTTTTAGTGGTTGTTTGATATATCAAATATACAACCTTTACACATTCCACAATCAAATGAGCAAACTTTTTTTAAAAAAATGTGATGAACGGTAAAAATCAAGGATGAACGGTAAAAAATGCCCCTAAAGGAAGGCGTACCTGCCAGAAGTAGGGTTTTCGAGTATGTTTAGGGATGCGTATCGTAAGGCATCGATGGCGTGGTTTAGGTAATCTACCGGCTCATTATCGAGCTTCCCATCCTTATTTAGCTTGTATTTATAGCTATTTAGCTCCTTTTTTAGATTTACGGACCGATGGGTTATATTGAGCTTATACCTCTTTAAATTGTTTATTGACTGCCGTATGCTATCCGGTCCTTTCTTAGCACCCTCTATTTGCCACCCATATGCCCCTAATTCAGCGATTGACTTGGGTTCGGCACTATCACCCACAATACGCCCATTAACGCCTATATCACGCATCAAATCGCTAATATTGACATTTAATAAGCCGGTCTGGTAAATAAGCTCATCCACAATCAATTCCCCTGAATGGCTATATAGTGCTACTAAGGCGGTCGGGTCGTTTGTAAAGCCGAAGTCTAAGCCGTACCCTATCAGCTTGGCATCGGGGTCTACTCCGGCAACTACATTATAATCCCTGAAAATTACCCCCTCAATTTTACCGGTCAAACCACGAGCGTAAACCTTATACAGTTCCGGGTCATCGATTGCCTCGATTTTATCGTGTATCTTCTGGTCAAGGAAAGTATTATGCCGGTGGTCGCTGATTATGAGCGTAACGTTTGGCTTACCTATTAGGTCGGTATGTACCCAAAATTCATTGTTTGGATTATAATCGATGTAGCTTCTTTTCTTTGTACGGATATATAGCTCATCCCAAATAATCTTGTCTACACCATTTGCCTCGTTTAAAAATAGGAAATCCCTTTTACCTTGCTTGGCATCCTGCGAATCGTCATAACTTTTAAACTCTATAATCGACCCGTTTACAAATGTAAATACCCTATCCGATTTATTATACTCTAAAATGTAATTAGATAAGCCTTCTGTATTTTCTACAATGTTATGAGCATCCCTTATCGGTCCTACTTTTAAGTTAGGTATATCCTGACCGGCAACTGTGATAATTGCCCTGTCATTTTCTATTGCGTGTAAAAATAAGTTTTGAAGTATTGAATAAGTTTTACCGCTACTTGTACCGCCTTGATTAATTACAATGTCGGTTGTAGCATTTC